CGCCTCGAGCAGTTTCGTGGGCTCGCTGAAATTTTTCACCGTGGCGCCGTAGTCCACCATCGGCAGGCCTTCCTCCAGCATGTGGCTCGCGAACTGGTGGCCGTTGTAGTGGTCATAGGGGACCTCGCAGACCGCAAACAGCCTGCTGTCCTCGCGGAGGTCCTCCTCGATCGCGTCGAAATCGTTCACGTTGCCGGGAGTGGCCGTGATCCAGCCCTCCTCGGCCCAGCCCTTGAACTGCGCGTTCGAGGATTCCCCGATCTCGCCTTCGGAGAGGTAGTGCCTGGCAAAACAGTAATAGTCGTCATCGCGCTTGAACAGTGTCACCTTGCTGCAGAAGTCGTGCTGGGGCGCGAGGTCGATCCCGATCCAGCAATGCTCGCCGAGGAAGTCCTCCCTGCGGAGCGAGGGGTCGGCACATTTCGCCCAGGTGTCCATGTTGAAGAGCGCCTTGTCGGCATTGATCCAGACACTGAGCCGCTTGGTCTGAAAGTTCGCCTGGGCCGACGTCATCTGCTGGGCCTTGGCGCACAGCCGCTCCATGTCGTCCGGAAAGACGCTCACGCCATAGTTCGGGTTCGCCTTCGCCCAGACGGCCGGGTCGGTCCAGTCGTCGTCTTCGTCGAGAGAGTAGATGATGCCGAAATAGGTCTCGTCCTCCGTCACCCGTTCGAGGATCTTCGTGAGGTAGGTCCGCTGTTCGTAGCAGATCCCCGAGCGGTCAGATCCCGCCGTCGTGATGTTCCAGAGCAGCGGCTGGCTCCGTGCTCCCGTGGCCGTCTCGAGGACGTCGTACACCTTCCGCGTCCTGTGCGCGTGGAGCTCGTCCACGATTGCGCAATGGATGTTCAGGCCGTCGAGGCTGTTGCCCTCCGCCGAGAGTGCCTTGAAATAACTCGAAGTCGCGACCTGGCTGATCGAGTTCGCCGCGGTGTCCACCCCGAAATGCCTCTTCAGTCCCGGGCTCCGTTCAACCATGCGGTGCGCGTCGTTCCAGACGATCTTCGCCTGGTCTCTGGTAGTCGCCGCGCTGTAGACTTCGGCGCCCTGCTCTCCGTCGGCACAGGCGCAATAGATCCCGACGCCGGCCGAGAAAGTGGACTTCCCGTTTTTACGGGGAACTTCGATATAGACGATTCTGAACCGCCGGAGGAGGGTCTTCTTGTGCACCCAGCCGAAGACGGCCGTGAGGATGAACACCTGCCACGGCTCAAGGCGAATGCGCCCGCCGTCCTTCGCCCAATCGCCCTTGATGTGCGGCAGTTTCTCGATGAAGCGACAGATCCGCGAGGCCCTCTCCGCATCGAACCTATAGGGCCAATCCTTCGACTTCTGTTTATTCAGGTCCTCCAGTTGGCGCTCGCAGGCCTTGATCGTCCACTTGCAGGCAGAGATCTCCCCGGCCGCTACAGCCCCGGCGTACGCCCGGGCGATCGCGACATAGTCCCTTGCCTTTTCCGCCATCAGAGATCCTTCCACTCGTCGCCGGCATCGTCCGGCGTCGTTCCGGCCATCACCCGGGTGCGCGACGACGGAGTCATGCCGAACTCGGTGAGGAACGCCTTCACTCGCTTGAGCGCCTGGTTGGCCAGGGTCGTGTAGGGATTGAAGACGGGAAAACCGCCGGGCGACTTAAGCAGCATCCCGGTCTCGCGGATCTTCTCGATGCATTCGAGGTATTCCATCCACGACTGGACCAGGCCGATGAGCGCCAGGTCGTCCACCTCCGTCAGCACCCCGATGCGTTCCAGTTTGCGGCCGATCCGGAAGTACTCCCTCCGCGCGGCGTCCTTCAGGAAATCCGGACAGGGCGGCAGGCCTCTTTTGGGCTGGGGTTCCGCTCCGCGTTTTCTGTCCTTCCGGAAAGTCCCTTGGACGACCTTCAGCCGGGTCGGCTTGGGCTTTCTTCCAGGCATCGTTTTTCTCTCGTTTTGTTCTGGGCATCGACCAGTACTCCCGACAATCTAGGACCATTGATATTGATTGGGAGACGGGAAGTGAGAAACATCGTTCCACGTTACAAAGTCACCCTCGTGCGGGAATCGCAGATCGAACTTTCGAGCTATGCCCGATTCTCCAACTCCTCGGGCGTGTTCGAAAAGTTTCGCGGCGAATTCGAGGCGGCCGACCGGGAGCATTTCTGCATCCTCACGCTCGACAGCAAGAACAGGCTGATCGGATTCCACACCATCACGATCGGCACTTTGTCTTCCTCTTTGGTCCATCCTCGCGAGGTCTTCAAGGCCGCATTGCTGGACAGTTCGGCGGCGATCATCCTCCTGCACAACCACATTTCCGGGGATCCCGCGCCTTCGCGCGAGGACCGCGAATGCACGCAGCGCCTCGTTAGAGCCGGGAAGATCCTCGGTGTTCGTGTGCTCGATCATATCGTCTGCGGCGAGAGCGAATATTTCAGCTTCGCCGATGCCGGATGCCTCGACCTCGAAGGCTCTCCGGACTACTAAGCGGCGTTCACAACCATCTTTTTCCTCATGGGAGAACATCATGAAAGCACTTGTAGCGACATGGCAAACACAGGGACGGCGGAAGAACGATTTCTGCCACGCAACCGAAGGCGAGTTCGTCACCTTCGGCTCAGAGTGCGATCGGGAGACAGTCGACGGAGTCTGCGGCTGCAAGCGCGCCCTCGTCGGCTTCGACTCGAGCAAGGCCACCACAACCTTCCGGGTATCGGTCGCCGATATCACCGAGGACGGCTTGCGCGACCTGCTCCGCGCGAAGCTGACCAAGGAAGGCTGGATCTCGGAGGCGTTCACCGCGGAGCAGAATGACGAGATGCTTGCCGCCAATGTCTCCGACACGATCAGCCTCTGGAGCAGTTTCGAAAAGTGTCCGGAAGGAACCGTTATAGAGCGCCGCGGCCAGCGCTTCAACGAGCGCAGAGTTTGACCGTTGCCCGATCCGCCCGGCCGGCCCGGACGGTGAGGAGAGCGATCAAGCTCCGGGAGAGCAATCAAGCCTTTCCATTCATTCGGGAGAATCACAATGAAAAGCAAGAAACAGCAGAAGGCAGCGAAGCAGCCCGGAAACGGCAAAGCAGCAGCCGCGAAAACGGCGGTATCCGCCGCTCCGAAAACCACGAAATCCGAACAACCGGCAGCCGAACCGAAACACACCATCAAGCAGCTAGTCATCAGGACACTCGCGGCAAACTGTTCCGCGACGAACGACGAGATAATCGCCGCCGTCAAGGCCGAGTTTCCCAAGTCGGCATTCAAGGACACGCACGCAGCCTGGTACCGGTCACAGGCGCGCAAGGGATTGTTGACGGGGGCGCCGATCGCGATCCCGGCCATGTCCCGAAAGCAGTCCACGACCGCCAAATGAGAAGCAGCGGCAAAACCAGAAGGGGCGGCATTTTGCCGCCCTTTTTTATTTCTGCAGGTTGATCCATTCGTCTTGCTGCCCTGCCTGCCATCATCGTTTGAGGCAGGATCTCCTCCCTGATATGCCGACAGATTCCCTGGGCGACCTCCAGTTGCATCGGTTTTGGTCTCCATCGGCGGTCCACTTTGTTTGAGGCTCAATTCGCAGTGGGGGCAGATATCGACACCCACGGGTTCTCCGTGCCATCTAATCATTTTGGTGTAGAATGTATAACTTACGGCGTGTTTGCATCGAGAAATAGAAAGTGGTAGCCGGAACTGCCTTTGCCTTGCCGAATTCGGTGGCAAACTAAGCATCTGGCAACAGTATGACACTCCACTCCAGTGAGGAGATCATGGAAGAATCAACCTCAACTCCTAGTTCGCAGGAGGCTCATGAGATGAGCCGCGGATTTCGCTATTCGGTCAGCCTAGTTACCCAAGGAAAACACCGCTTCTATACGCTGACAGTTCCAAGTGACGTATTGGCGAAAACTTGTTTCGTAACGACACGCGAAGAAGATCCCGATGAAGGGTTCCAGCGCGTGCTGGACAAGGAACGGGCCCAGCAGATTGCCGACTATATCGATACTGGTTTCGGCTCCATCCCAACTTCGATCATTCTCTCGGCACAACCCGATGCGCAGTTCAGGGCCATTGGCAAAGGAAAAACTGTTGAATTCAGGTCTGCACGAAAGGCCTTTCTCATTCTTGATGGCCAGCACCGTGTGTATGGATTTTCACTCGCCAAGACAAGGCTCCGCGTGCCAGTAGTAATCTATAATGGCCTATCCAAGAGAGACGAGTCCAGACTCTTCATTGATATAAACACAAAGCAGCGACCCGTACCAAATGAACTACTTCTGGACATTAAGAAACTGGCCGAATACGAGTCGGATGCAGAGGCGCTGTTCGGAGAGGTCTTTGATCTATTCGATAGCGAACCAGCAAGCCCTCTGTTTGGATTGATGAGTCCAACGGCGAGAACAAGAGGCAAGATCAGCCGGGTTACCTTCAATGCGGCGCTCAAACCATTACTTCCTGTATTCGAGAACAAGGATAGTCAAAAAGTCTACTCTGTATTGGAAGCATATGTGCGATCCTTCATCGAAGGATGCGACAAATTGAACGCAAAGCAATCGATAACGAACCCAATCGTTTTCCGTGCCATGATGCAATTGTTCCCAGAAGTTGGAGGTAAGGTTAAAGATAGATATAAGGAACAGTATAAGACGGATAACTTCTCAACTGTTTTGGCCCCAGTCTTTCAAAAACTAAAGCCGTCTGATCTGCTGAAACCAACGCGCAGCCACCTAGAGCTCGTTGAAGCAATGTCGAAATCACTCAAGCAGCATTTCACACTATAGGAAGCTTATGGGCGTGGTGGAAGAGGGCCTCCGTCACTTTTGGCTCAGAGATATTCACAATATAGGTGTTATGACGCGTGAAGGGTTGGCCCCTTGGCTCGTGCATGAAAACTTCATAATCACCTCTGTAAGAGACTGTAATGACTTCACCATTCGCGTGCTTACGCCGGCAGATGCCTTGAAAGGTTATGCTTACGACAGTACGAAAATGGCCTCTGCGGCATTTGAGACAATGTTGAGTATCGATACGGTCAAGCATTTGCCAAAATCCACAGCTTGGATTCTCATTAAAGCCTACTATGCTGCCTTTTTTGCTGCCCACAGCCTACTTCGAATGTTCGGTGTGAGTTGCCTGCAACTCGATACCCCACAAATCAATGCCCTGGAACACACCGCTGCACCTTTCGGCCTTCTCCCGATCCATGGATTTGAAGCTGGCTTCTATATAGCCCGATGGGATGTAACCACCAACGAAATGGCTTTCAGAAAACCGGCCAGGCGTGGTAGCCATGAGGGTCTCTGGGCCACGTTTGCAAATATGCTCAGGCAAATATCCAACTATTTACTCATGGTATCATCGAAATTCAGAACTCTCTCGCTGCAATTGTCAGAAATCGAGCAAATACTACTGCAAGATGGAGCATGGTTATCGAACATCAGGAACCGCGCGAATTATCGTCATGAATTTGGTCTCTGGCATCCATATTCTGGTTCTCAGGTCTCGGCTGCGGACCTTGTCAAAATCGTGCGGATGTGGAAGGAGCAGCCGGAGAAATTGCTTTCTGTGCCGCAGCGAAACCCGATCTCAGTACATCTCTGGGTTTGTACTATTATTGTTGCCATATGCTATACAGTTGTCAGCGACATGGAAGTGCACGCCCCCCGACACAAATCGTTTCACTCATACGGGAGCCTGGCTCTAAAGCGATTGGCGGGATGATTCCCAGCTTTGCATGAGTTCATGCGTACCAATCTGCACGAGCCCCATCTCTGTCACTGTGTTGGTGAAATGCCGCCGGCGAATCATCTCTTGTGGGACACAGTATTCGAAAAACAATCTGGTGTAAATGTTCTGCAATCGCCTTCATGAAAAGCGGCGGAACGCTGTTACCGATCCGCGCCCACTTGTTGTGAAACCTACCCTCCAGCTTGAACTCCACAGGGAAGGACGACATCAGCTTGATCTCGCTTATCGTCAGGTGCCTGACCTCGTAGGGGTGAATCAGGCCTGTCGTGCTGCTTTCCGGCTGCGACTTCTGAATCGTCGGGCAGGGTCTCTCGGGATCGAGGCGCACCAGGCCGAAGTGCCTTTTTGGTTCCTGGCCCGTCAGAACCCGGAAGGATTGACAGTTCGGTCCGATCTGAGCCTCCTTGAGTTCATAGCCCGCATCGGTTTTACAGATCGTCGCCGCGGGCTGGTCGGCCGGGATCCAGGGATTTATCCTCTGCGACCTAGTGCCCAGCGATCGCGGGATGACGTCACGCACCGGGATGGGCTGGTGTCTCGGCTCCGGGTGCAAGTTCATGCCGCGCGCTCCGACGAAACCGGCGCAAGGATCTCCCGCCGGATGTGGCCTGCTATCGCATGCATAAAGAGCGGCGGCACACAGTTGCCGATCTGCCGGATCCCTTCAGTAAATTCTCCGGCGAACGTAAAGCCGTCGGGAAACGAACTGAACCGCTTGAACTCCGGAAGGGAAAACCGACGACATTCAGCCCAGTGCATCGCGCCTCCCATTCCTAGATTACTGTCCATGCGCCTAATGGTATGAGCAGGCTTTTGGGGATCAAATCTGATGGCATTGAATCCATTCCCCGTGATGTCCTGTTGTGATCTGCCGATCCTGATCCGATCCCAATATCGATAGGCTTTATATTTCCCCCCTGCCTCCAGCAGTTTCTGCATCTGTTCCTGCGGTGTTGAACACGCAGCGAGGGAATCGCCGCATGAAATCGGCAAAGTCATCGGGCTTGGATGCAATCCCAAAGGTCCTCCCTGACACCGATGAAGATCATCCTCTCGCGGGATTGCGGCACCCCGAAATACATCGCGTTCATCAGGCGGGCCGAGACCTTGTATCCGGACGCCTTCAGCTCCCTCAGGATCTCGACAAAGAGCAGCTTCATCTTGCCCTTGACCATGCCGCTCACGTTTTCCATCACGAGAACTTTCGGACGCAGCCCGCGGAGCAGCCGGACATACTCTTGAAACAGCTGGTTCCTACCGTCGTCCATCTTGCGTCGACCTGCCGTCGAGAATCCCTGGCACGGCGGGGAGCCGTCGAGCACATCGAGGTCGCCAGGCTGGAGTCCGGTCAGCCGGAGGCATTCTTCGACTGAGAGTGCCGCGATGTCTCCGTGCCAGACCGGCACATCGGGGAAGTTCGCCTTGAAAGTTTCCACGGCATGCTCGTCCCACTCGACTGCCAGCAGCTCGCGGTACCCGGCCATCGAGTAGCCGAGGGACGATCCGCCGCAACCGGCGAAAAGCGAGACGACCGTCGGCGCGTCAGCCGCGCGCGGAGCCAGGTGCTCCTGCCAGCAGGCCTCCAGATGGGCCGGATAGTTCTCTATTTTGGAAAGGAGTGTCCGCATTTCGGGCAAGTCGTGAGCTCGACATCGGCTGCGGCAGTCTCGTCGAACTCCTTGAAATTGACGTCCTTCCCCAGCGTGATGTCAGCGAGTTCCATCAGGTCGAATCCGGTGAGTTCGAGGTTGGCTCCCAGGGCCTTCAGATCGGTCAGTTCCAACCGCAGAAGGTCCTCGTTCCAGCCTCCATTGAGGGCCAGTTTGTTGTCCGCGATGATATAGGCGCGTTTCTGGGCCTCCGACAGGTGGCCGAGTTCGATGCAAGGAACGGTTTTCAGCTCGAGCAGCCGCGCCGCCGCCAGACGGCCATGACCGGCGATGATCCCGTTGGCCCCGTCGAGGAGGATGGGATTGGTGAAGCCGAATTCCCTGATGCTAGCCGCAATCTGGCTGATCTGCGCATCGGAATGCGTCCGGGCGTTCCGGGCGAATGGAATCAGGGCATCGAGAGGCCGATATTCGACCCGGAGGCCGGCCTGGGAGCCGTTTTCGGACCCGTTTGGAGGCAATTTGGAGCCTTCCGGAGGGGTTTCGGAGGCCTCCAGAACGCCCGTTTTGGCCTCCATAGCGACCCCAAACGAGGCATTTTTACTGGGCCTTGCCACTCCTACCCCTCCCCCCTGTTCATTTTGACAGTACAAAAAAAGCCCTGCGCGCCCGGTCTACGGCATGAGGGGTCCAGAGATTTGGCCCCCCATACCCCCGTTGGCTACACAGGATTGGCGGGATCCTTCCCCAGCTCGGTCAGCCGGTCGACTTCGGGCTGTAGGACGGCTGCGATTTCCTCGGGCGTCGCCGTCCCGGCATTGATCTTGTCGATGAGCGTCTGAATCCTTGCAGCGATGGCATTGGTCGCCTCGTCGATCTTCGCCGCGAAATCCTTCACCTGGTCAAGTACCTGTGACATGTCTTCGATCCTTTCAAGAATCAGGTTTTGATTTGTGAGAATCCTGCGCTGGCAGCGCAAGAGTTTTTCGAGAACAGCGCATAGCACTCGCATCTATCCCCACCTGCCGTCGTTCACGGCGGTCTTGCGGTTGTGGCAGCGTCTGCAGAGCGCTTGCCAGTTCGATTCCTTCCAGAAAAGCTCGGCGTCACCCTTGTGAGCGACGATATGATCGACAACGGTCGCTGCAGTCAGTCGCCCCATGCGATTGCACTCGGCACACAGAGGATTCAGATCAAGGAATCGTTTCCTTGCAGCCCGCCATCTGGAACCATAGCCGCGCGAATTGGCCGAGCCGCGTCGGTTCTCCTCAGCGTTTCTCTCCTGCGCCTGGTGCTTCTCGCACCTGCTGCTGTGCGCGGTAACGAGAGTTGAACAACCCGGGTAACTGCAAGGGCGCTTCGGCGCGAAGGGACTCACGCAGCTTTCCTCTTCTCATCTCGTGGAGGAGTCATGTCCCGGCGGGGTGAGGCGTCTTTATGAAGTTTGACAACAGACTTCCCATTCTCGATCACGTATCCCGGGCGACGCCGCTCCTGCAAATAGACTTCGTGCCAGTCAGCAGTCATTCTCATTTCGCTCTTCTCTTCGCTTTCACAGCACGCAAGGCTTCGTCAACTTTCACCCGCCGGTATTCATCGGAGAGCCGAGAATGATCGAGGTCGGATTCCAAGTTGTGAGTGCGTTCAACAGCAGGATTCACAAGACCCGAGCAGTCTCTGCCGAGAGCCTTGAGGAAGGCACTGGCGTATCCGCTGTCCTTGGAGCACGCCCGCTGGTAGGCCGGATCGAATGCGCGGAAGCTGCGGTCCGGCCTGAAGTCTGGACCGTCCCAGAGATCTATTAGGCCGAACACGCGCGCCTGGATCCGGCGCATGCCGGTTGCGGCATCACGTTCGAGCAGGTTCAGTTTCTTGAGGCGTTTAAAAACCCAGAATGGGAGGTCGATCTGGACGCCGGTGGGATTAAGTACCTTTCCGTCGAAATCGTTAGACAAAGCTTCGCCTATCTCAGCTGGTTGATTTTGGAGCTCCAGCCCGCTCGCGTCGGAGTTTGCTTCGGGATCTTGCAGCGTTCGTTACCAACCATGCGCTGCAAAAAAAGCGTAATTGCGCTCCGAAAATGTTGTCAAGCAGATTCGGCAGCAATCAGATATTTTTGAGGACATTCACTCGTACGATAAACCCGTTTCAACCTGGAATGGTGGAATGGCTAATCTAAATATCTTGCATTACTAGTGCAGGCAAGCAGGCGGCGCCTGGGAGTCAATCGGGATTACTCTCGGGCGAACGGGTGCGATTGGGACGCCATCCAGATTTATATATCAGCTGAAAATAAATGTTGGCGATTTGATATCCCCTTCAAACATAACCTGGATAGTATCGCCAATATTTTTATTCTCTAATCCGCCGTCATGAATGAAGGACGGCTTATCTTCTATTCTGATCTGAAAATATCGGCCCCATCCTGATTGTCCGTGGTAGAGGAATGCGCTCAACCGTTTGTTGTTTATGGAATATATTTTAATAGGACGGCTGCTATATTGTTCGGTGGTACCCATTAAACACTGATTGACCTTTCTCGGTATTGTAAGATAACCGTTTTCAATAAACGATCTATTTATCCTAAAGACAAAACTGAAGCTTCCTCCAATATACGATGTTTCTGACAGTCTCTCTCGCTGTTGGAGATTCTCACGATAACGTTCACGTTTTAAGTGTTTTTTAAATTCGCTTAACTGATTTTCGCTAATAACATGATCCGCCAACAATTCCCTAAGCTCAATATTCTCAGGGTCATCATAAAGACCTGCGTCAAAGGGAATGTGTCTTCCGACAGGATTTACCACCGTATCGTTACCATCACTATCGCCTTCAAGATAAATAAACAGTTTCCCACACGATCTATTTCGGGCGACGGTTATCAATCCGATTTGGTCATTATCATCAATGCCTTCAACTGCCTCCTCTACAGCCTTTGCATCTTCATTAGGCGCTTCTGCTTCGTTGGCAACCTTTTCCTCTTCATCCTCACATTTATCCGTGGATGTAGCTGCTCTTTGCTTACTGATATTAAGCCTAGCAATTAAAGTGTTTATTGCTTCGGGATCAGATGTAGAAAGCAACTCATCAATTTGGTCGATAGCCTGAAATATAATTTTGCCTTTTAGGGCATCGCTGATTGCTTTTATCCTTTGAGAGAAAAAGAGGTCGTAGTCATCATTCATAACACCATATGTATGGATGTTTATCAAATGGCTATTCATCGTTTGATCAAGCATTATGTTTTCGGAAAACTTGTCAATGTATTTGCTTGGACTTTTAGAACCTATAACTCTCTTGTTGAGATAGTCATCAACTATTGTGATATTAGCGATATGATTAATCTTTGAATTTGCGACTCGTTTCTCAGTTAGGTACGATTTTGGGAAAAAGTGGTGGTAGTTCCGGCTATTGGCCTGTTTAAGCCAATCGTTACTGATTCTAACAATAGAATTATCCGCAAATGACTTAGGCTCTTGTTCAGATAAGATACAGAGGATTGCTTTGATGTAGCTTCTACCAACGCTAAACACACCATTCTGCTCGATACCTTCAGGAGTGAGTTTAGAAAAGGGAGAATAATTATAATCAGGCAGTACATCCTCCAAAATCATATCCACTCTTTTAATATCTTGTGCGATTTTCGATTCTGTGCCAGATGAATATCTTTCCGTTAATGATATTCGCCAAAACAAATCCTTTAGATATTTTTCCTTCTTTCCCAGAGGACGCTCTTTATGATTATAAAAAAAGTATGCAAAAAGAACGATCAGATCGTCATAGGGCAACAGCCGAGATACCGGAATCTTGAAATAGTTGCGAAAATAGTCAACAGCTCTTTCTATGGCGTCTACGGTTTTGGGCCAAATATTAATGAAATCAATCTTGTTAAGGGTCAGTATAGCCTTTTTTGAACATTCCTTCTTAAGGATGATCGAGACCGTTCTTAGGACAGTTGCATCTGATAAGGTTTCATAATCAACCCTGCTGAGATCACCTATTAACGCATCATAGGACTCAGCTAAGTCAAAACCGCGTTGGACATCGAACGTCTTGGCTACCATTATCTCAAAGACGCTCAACGGCTTTCCGCCTTCATTAATCCTAGTAAATATTTCTGTAGCAACATCAATAGGGACTTCTCTAATCAGAATGGAGGGTATGGGGTAGGTTTCTATATTTCTTTTGAATTGTTCCAATCGCTGAAGATATTCTTGTGAAAAGCTGGCTAGATACTGTAGTCCCCCATAAAGAAGTGCGGTCAACTTTATCAAGGATTTCTCGTCAAAGCCATCCCTTCGTGAAATGACAATTTCCTCATCATCGGCGGCATCAAGATTAATATAAATGTCAGAAAAATCCTCAATCCTATAGTCTCTTCGGATTTTAGCGCCGCTTAGGGTTGCGAAAATGCTAGTCAAGCGTTGTTGCCCGTCAAGGACGTATTGAATAAAGTCACCCGTTGGGGTTTCTGGCAAATCTACGCCGCCCAGGTTTCTGATGGAACGAAGTGTTTCTTTTGTTTTCCATAGGATCATCGTTCCAATTGGATAGCCTTTTATAATGCTATCCATAAGGCTAGCAGCTTTTTCTTTTGACCAAATAAAATCTCTTTGGAACTGCGGAATTTTAATATAACCACGTTTTACATCATTTATTATATCGGTGATATGGAAGCTTTGAGTCTCCGGCATATTTCACCTCTGGGGAGAGCGGATCTTGTGCATGAACGAATAAAGCCTCTCGACAGAAATCCAACTGGGATAAGTCCAATCCAACTAGAACCTCAGTCGGGCGGGCTAACAGCGAATCCTGCCTCAAGACTTTTGGGAGCACATTATCCGATGTCCAGTCGGCATCTTTCTCGATTATTTAAATGGTGAAAGTCTCAATCCTTATCCGAATCGAACCAAGCCTTGTATAGCTTGAGCTTATCGAAATCAACAACTTTTTCCTCTGCAAGTTCTTTCAAGCTTCTGGCTCCCGTGCATTTCGTGCAGAATAAGAATGGTTGCTTAAGCAAATAATTGAACTCCATGGCCATTGCTAAAATCCATCCAATTTTGTCGAAACGTTCACGATCCCCTTGGGCTTTAAGAGTGCACAACTTCTTTAAAATCTTTTCTGTCATGTTCATACCACATTGGTCACAAACGATAGTGATCATTTTATGTAAGCCTGTCAAAAATATGTTGCCCTCTTATTGAACCTAATCTGTTTTCACTATCTGCCTTCAACAAAAAACCACAGCTATTGGGATACGAGGTTGGTTCTTTCAATGCCTATACTCTGTCTGGCAAAAGATGCTGGCAGGATATGGCCTGACAATCCTAACGACAAAGAAATTCAAATCAGCAATTTGGCCAAAATGGCTTTGCAATCGCGCGCGTCAGGCTTATAGCCGTTGGCCCGTTCATTCGAGTAGATTGCAATCAATTGCGGCAGATAGGCGAAATAAACTGCCTGATTGCGGACATCCTCGCCGGCATTGCCTCCGGTATGCGATCCTGCCATCTTCCGATATGGAGGCATTATGTCAGCCATGGCCCCGGAATTCGACCCGGATCGGCGGCTCATCCTTGATTGTACGCCAGAGCATGATTTGTGAGTGAGAATCTTTGCACACTTCAGCTGTGCACCCGCAATCGGCTGCCTACCGAGAGCATAGCTGCCGATCGAAAGGCTCATCGGGAGCTGGCATTGCCGGGGCGATCGGAGGGGGTCGCATTCAGGCGTCCTCTGCGCAGATTACATTTTCCGGATTGACATTGACCAGCTTTTCAGTTCCGTGCAATTGTACCCTCAGCCTGATCCTTCGTTTGCAGACCCGCATTATTACGCCTGGAACCCGCTGAACCCGCCAGCCGGTCAGGAAGGATCGTTTCTTGGAATAGAGCCAAATTACGCGGTCTCCGGGCTTCATCTGTGCACCTCCAATTTGGGCATGAACGTCACTCAGCGCGTACGTCGTCGCGGTTTTTCCACTCTCCTCGCATGCTGTCGAGGTGCTCGGTGTTCGCCCGCAGTTCTGCTTCCTGCCGAAGTTCCGACACAATTTCGTGGAGGTCTCCGGGCATAGGAAACTTGCGTGTCAGTCGCATCACTGCGCGGTCTGCAAGTTCTTCCCATTGCTCGGGATTGAGCCTCCAATGCGTAAGGATTCTGAGATACCTGGCTATGGCAGCCTTCTGCGGCACGTAGTCGTAACAGGCGGCCAGATCCATCAGCCACTTCGCGAGCTGTTTTTCGTTCATAACGCCTCCTTTTCGGGATCCCCGATAAATTCGTCCCAGACCGACCGTTCGCCTGAGTCGGGCCGGATAGCATCCTCCCATTGCCTGTTGTTGAGCCAGGTCGCCGGGTGGGGGATGAACTGTCCGTTGTTCTTGCGCCAGGCCATCGTCTGCTTCTGCCGTTCGATAGCCTCCAACATGCGGTCGAGCAGTGCCCGCTCCGGCTTGAGCTTCAGGAATGCTGCAAGCGCCTTCGGTTTTTTTACTTTGAGCGGGTAGCATTCCCAGAAAATCAGAAACAGGCTCTGAGCGTCCAGTCCCCCAGCGGGGGGTTGGGGGGTATGTTCTGTAGTTGAAGTTGAAGAAGAAGCAGAAGATGAAGGGTTTGGATTCTGTTTGGACCCGCCTTTGGCCTGACCTTTGGTTTGACCTTTAAAGGTCGGGTTGCCTCCGCCCCTCTTTCCTGCATCACTGCATGCCGTCCGCTTCCGTTCATCCCTGATCATTCGCCTCGAGTAGATCGTGCCGTGTTCAGTCCTGGAGAATACGCCGGAGTCTTCGAGCTCCCGCAACAGCCGGGATACCTGTTCAGAGGAACTGCCGGTCATTCGAGCGAGCTGTTCGTCTGATACCGGTTTGCCGGTCGCGTGTTGGAGGTAGCCCCTGCGGCCGCTCTCGAAGAGCAGACAGAGCATGTCTATCCAGAGGCCTCGCGCTTCAAGCGAGACGGAACGGAGGCCTGGATCCTTCATCCAGTCCCCGGGATAGAACTGAAAAGATGGCAGCTTCATGATTCACCTTGAGTAGATTCGATTTGCATTGTTCATCCGGGCCATAGTCGGGCCCGTGCTTCCCCGAGTTCGAAAAATCACTCGCCTTCCTGCCAATAGTTCCTGAATCTCGTGATCCGCTTGTGAAAGGCCAGTTTGAATGTTCCGGTCATTCCGTTCCGCTGCTTCCCGATGGAGATCTCTGCCGTGCAGCCCTCGGCAGCGGCATCGTCATCCATTCCTTCCCGGGAGATGAAAAGGACAAGATCGGAGTCCTGCTCGATGGATCCGGATTCGCGCAGGTCGCTGAGTTGCGGCTTCCTGTTTCCGGACCGCTTCTCGACCTCGCGGTTGAGCTGCGAGACGGCAATCACGGGAATGTCGAGCTCCTTGGCGAGGTTCTTGAGGCCGCGGCTGATCGCCGTCACTTCCTGGGTGCGGTTCTCATATTGGCGGCCGGAACCCGATACAAGCTGCAGATAGTCGATCACGAGCAGGTCAAGTCCGTGTTCCAGCGCCAGCCTCTGCGCCTTCGCGCGGACCTGCAGCATGGTCAGGTTTGCGGAGTCGTCGATGAAGATGGGCGCACCGGAAAGGCTCGCGGTCGCCTGGCCGATCTTCGTCCAGTCTTCCCGGTTCAGATAGCCGCTCTGGATTCTGTTCGCCTCCACTTCGGAAACCGACGAGATCATCCGCTTCATGATTTCGGACTTGGACATTTCCAGGCTGAAGATCCCGACGCGTTTGCCGTTCGTTATTGCCGCGTGGCAGGCGATGTTGAGACAGAAGGATGTCTTTCCGAGGCCGGGCCTTGCCGCGACCACTACGAGGTTCTGGTTGTGCAGGCCTCCGGTCATGCGATTGAGGTCGGTGAAGCCGGTGTCGAGCCCCGAAACCGGCCCCCGATTCCGCGC